ACCAACGACATTCAGACGCGCATTCCTGCTGCCCTCGTGTCCGGGCGCATCGATGCGTCTGTCGGCGCGATGGCAACCGACGTGCTGACCTCGACGGCGCTCGCTGCCAGTGCAGTGACCGAGATTCAATCGGGGCTCTCGACCCTTGACGCAGCCGGCGTGCGGACCGCTGTGGGCCTCGCGTCCGCGAACCTTGATACGCAACTGGCGGCACTGCCGACCGCAGCCGAGAACGCCGACGCGGTCTGGGACGAAGTGCTGTCGGGTCACCTGACCGCAGGCAGCACGGGCAACGCGCTGAACGCAGCCGGTAGCGCGGGCGATCCGTGGTCTACGTCGATTCCTGGCGCGTATGGCGCAGGTAGCGCGGGCTACATCATTGGGACATATCTCGACGAGGCTATCAGCGGCATTCCGACGGCGACAGAGAACGCGGACGCGTTGCTGAAGCGCGATATGTCGGCGGTGACTGGTGAGAGTGCGCGCAGCCCGCTGAACGCGCTTCGGTTCTTGCGGAACAAGTGGTCAATCAGCGGGACGACGCTGACGGTCACGAAGGAAGACGATGCGACCTCCGCATGGTCTGCGACCGTAACCGCGACGGCCGGAGCCGATCCGATCACCGGGTCTGACCCGGCTTAAACATGGCTGCGGGTTTCCGTAGCCCGCTACCGCTTCTCGGGCTAGGCGCAGGGGCTGCACCGACCACCACGGCCGGTGTGCGTTCCATGCTCGCGCCGTGGATCGGCGGCGCAGGTAGTGCAGGGGTCGCGCCGACTACCGATGCCGGCGTCCGCTCGCTGCTGGCGTTCTGGATCGGCGGTGCGGGCGCATCAGTCACGCCAGAACCGGAGGTTATCCCGACCGGCGGCGGTGACAGCACACGACGTTACCTGCGCAACCGTTCGCAATTCGCGAACAGGAAACGCAAGCCGGAAGAACGCACGGAACCGCAGGCGATACCGCTGCGGCCTGTTGATGCCGCACAGACGGCGCAGGCGCTCGCGGATTTCACTGCACGACAGATGCAACGTGCAGGGCTTGATAAAGCCCGTGTGGCACGTCCTGCGGCCTTGCAGATGCCTGCGGCGGCTGCCGATGCACAAGGCGCCAACAGTTTGCTACTCGCGGCAATGATCGCGCTACTAGAGGACGAAGATTGACCGACGAACAGACGTTGATTGCGGAGGCGGTGCTAGGCCGCGATGCGCAGGAATTTCTAGCCTCCGAGATCGGGCGCTATCTGTTGGGTCGCGCGCAGATGGACGAGCGCGAGGCGATGGAAGCCCTCGTGTCGGTCAAGTGGTGGAGGCGTCGCAGGATCATCGAATTGCAGAGCCGGATTTACCGAGCTCGCAGTGTGCGCAGTTGGCTCGCCGAGATCATCACGGATGGTCGGCAGGCCGAAAGCGTATTGGAAGAGTTGTAGCAGTAGGACCGTCGAACGACGGACCGTAGTTCAACAAAGGGGGCCTCTTCGGAGGCCTCTTTTCTTTTGGAGTACCACCAGTGACTACCCAAGAATCGGGCGTCGCGGAAGAAGTTGTGCCGCGGCTCACCCCGGAAGTGAATCCGAGAAATGCCGCTATCGACGAGATCGCAGCGCGCGTAGCTGAAAAGCACGTCGCCGACGCCGTCGAGACCGAAGAGCTTTACGGCGACAAGCCCGCCGAGAAAGAAACCGAGCCTGAACTTTCTGAGGAAAGCGAGCCGGAAGTGGTCGAGACCGCACCAGTGGTGCAGGCGGCACCTGTCGAACCTGATGACCCGATGGTGACGGTCAAGGTCAACGGTGAGCTGCGACAGATTCCGCAATCGGAGTTGATGAAGGTCTATCAGACTGAGCGGAGCGCGACCGAGAAGTTCCAGCAAGCAGCGCGAGAGCGCGAAGAGGCGGCGCGCATGCGTGCAGAGGCGGAAGCCTACGCGCGACAGGTTGCCGCACAGCAGGCCCCTATTTCGTTGGACGACCGTGCCATTGCCGAACGCATTCAGTACGGCAGCACGGACGAAGCAGCCGAAACCCTGACGCGATTCCGTGACCTCACCGTGCAACAGGCACGACAGGAAGCGGAGCGCGTCCTACTCAACCGGGAATTGCAGCAGTACCAGAAAGCCAATTCTGATCTGTTCCAGGACCCGATGCTTTACGGCGCACTTGTCGCCGTCGAGGAACGTCTAGCCAACGATCCGGAGTGGGCAGCAACGCCCTCCGAACGCTGGCACGAAGCCTCGAAGCGCGTGCGTGAACGCTTCGGCGTGCAGCAGTCGACGCCTACCCAGGTACAGAAGCCGGTGGCGGCAGTCGCGAGCATCGACCGAGCCGAACGCAAGGCGCAAATCACGAACGTTCCGACCGCCTCCGGGCGTCGTGCGGAACCCCAGACACCACGCCCCCCGACGACCTCTGAAGTAATCGAGGCGGAACGGGCACGGCGCATGAAAGGACGGAACTACTAATGGCCGGTCAACTTTGGAGTACCAATAGCCTCGGCGGGTATTTTTACTCGCTGAATCTTTCCAACGAACTGCGGCGCGCAGTGCAGCCGATGACGAAATTCCGGCAATTCGCCGACGTCAAAGACGCATCGCAGCAGGGCAAGTCGAAGGGTGAAACCTTCACCTGGGACGTCGTCAAGGACGTTGGCCGTCAGGGTCGCACGCTGACGGAAACGAACACGATGGCTGAAAGCAATTTCACCATCACGCAGGGCACGCTTACGATTACGGAAGCCGGTCAGGCCGTTCCGTACTCCGGCAAGCTGGAAGCGTTGTCGAAATTCGACGTCAAGGCGCCGGTGATGAAGGCGCTGAAGAACGACGCGGCCAAGTGGTTTGATATCGCGGCCCATGCGGAATTCAACAGCACGCCCCTGCGCGTGGTCGGCACGTCGAGTACCGCCATTTCACCGTTCTACACGAACGGCACGGCGACCGCGACGAACTCCATTGCGTTCAACAACAGTCACCACAAAGCCATTATCGACGGCATGAAGGAACGCAACATTCCTGCATACGCCAACGATGATTACATGGCGATTGCGTGGCCTTCCACGCTGCGGACGCTCAAGAACAACCTTGAGTCGATCCATCAGTACACCACGGAAGGCTTCGGCATGATCGCGACGGGTGAAATTGGCCGTTACGAGAACTGCCGATTCGTCGAACAGACGAACATCCCGAAGGGTGGCGCGGCTGACTCGACCATTTGGGACCCGTACACCAGCACGCCCGATGCGTGGAACAACGCGCTTTCCGACTGGATCTTCTTCTTCGGTGAAGACACGGTGGCGGAAGCCATCGCGGTGCCGGAGGAAATGCGGGCGAAGATTCCGACGGATTACGGACGCTCGAAGGGTGTCGCTTGGTATTATTTGGGAGGATTTGGGCTCGTCCACGAAACCGATGCGACGCAAGCGCGCGTCGTGAAATGGGACTCCGCCGTCTAAACGGTATTACCAAGCCGAAACCCTAGCCCGCCTCGCGCGGGCTTTTTCATTTCTGGAGCGGATCGGGCCTTCCCCCGCTGCTCGCCCATGACCGCGCCGGGAGGCGTCGCGGTTGGAGCACTACGCAATGGCAACGCAAAACTTTGCTTACGATCATCCCGCGTACCTGCAACGGTACACGGGCGGCGGCATTACCACGGCAGGCAATGCCACGGTCTCGAATCAGTTTGCGGCGTTCACCACCATGAAGGCCAAGAGCGCGCAGATTACCCAGCGCGTCGCGGGCACCACGGCAGGCCACACGATCGCGGTGTCTGTCGTGAGCGGCACCACCACCACGGGCCTCGGCACGGCGACGATGGGCACGTCTGCGATTGGCGTCACCACGAATATCACGCTCGGCAATACGTCGCTGGCGCAGGGTGACACGCTGGTTTGCAAGAACGGCACGGATGCGACCGGGGTTTGTGCGGTCACGTATGAACTCGTCGCGACGCCGGGCGCGAACGTCACCGAGTAATGACCAGGGGCCGGGGAAACTCGGCTCCGCTCTTTTGAGGCAACGCGATGAGCTTGCAAGTAACTGACGCAGCGGACGACACACTGACGCAGCAGGTCAAGGGCACGGACGGGGCGGCGCATGTTTACATGACTACCCTGCTCGCCGGTGAAAACCAGACTCTAAGCGTTATCGAGACAATCAACGGTGGCGGCGAGTACGAGACCGTCGCGGCGGCGCAGACGGATCAAGTGCTTGGCTCTGTCGGCGCTGCTGGTGATTACCTCGATAGCCTGCTGCTCACGGTCGGCGCGGCCACTGCGATCACGGTCAAAGACAACGCAACGACGATCTTCACTTTCACCTTCGGCGCGGCGGTGACGACGGGGCCGGTCGAGATCCCCATCCGCTGCAAGTCTGTGTCTGGCGCGTGGAAAGTGACAACGGGCGCGTCGATGACTGCGCTTGCGAAAGGCTTGTTCTCGTAATGGCGAACCCGGCCAAGCTGTCGCCGCTGACGCTCGGTCCGGCGGACTACAGTTTCATGGACCCGACAGGGGCGACGTTTGCCGCCCCCACGGTTGCCAGCAAGGTTAGGAGGTTCGATGCGTGCGGCCTTCCGCTCGTGTCTGGCGGAGCCTTTCAGGGCGCACAGATTCAGTACGGCACGCGGGTAGGTGATACGCCTTCGTTGACTGCCGTCACCACGAACGCCGGAACGCTCGATGCACTGAGCAACTCCGACTCGTTGGCTGATGGCCGCATCACAAGGGTCAACGGCATCCTCACGCTCAAGCAACTCGCCGGGGATCAGGTGCTGTCCAACTGCCCGCGCTGCCAGTATTACGGCTACCCGTTCCAAGCCAACCAGCGGCTTCAGGTCGACCTGTCTGTCCGATTCCGCTCCGATGACATTCCGTTCCCGGCCTATGTGCTGGACAAGGACGAGATCGGGTTCTTCGAGATCAAGGGGCCGACGACGAATCCGCCCGTGAATCTCGTAGTGGACAACTGGCCGACCGACACCAGCCGCCTGCGCGTCCGTTTCTTCTGGAAGCCGTTCAACAACGCGACCACTCAAGTGCTCGCCACGTTCAACAACCTAGACCCGGACGGGTGGCACGACTTCTTCATCGACATGAACACGTCGTATCGGGGGCGCGGCAACAAAGGCCCGTGGATCAAGCTCTGGTTCAACGGCGAGCCTGTTGCTATGCCTGCTGCTTGGGTCGGGGCAGACCCGTACGCGGTCTACCGCACGCCATTTAACGCTGACGTGGTCGGGTCTGGAAACTACTGGCAGATCAAGATGGCTGAAATCTACCGCTACCAGTATTACAGCGCGGTCCAGCCAGCCAATGGCGTCGCCGCCTCAGACCCGGCACCCGATGCCTGCGCGATCCAGTGGCGCCGCTGCGCCGTCTATGGAGAGCCCATGCGAGCAGCGACCGACTTCGGCGACCGGACTCCCGTGATGACGCGCGCAACCGCCGCCGCCCGCTCGGCAAGGGGTGGGTGATGGCTGAATATCTGATCGACCTCAATCGAGGCAACGATTCGAACCCCGGGACGATTGCACAGCCGTGGCAGAACCTGTCGAAGCTGGCATCGCTGACGCTCAACGATGGCGACACGGTATGGCTCGCGAACGACTCGACGTGGAATCTCGCGGCGACCGTGCTTCTCGGCACCGTCGCTGGCAAGCGTGGCGCACCCGTCACCATTGCCAGACGAGACACAGGCGGCGGAAGCGATGCCTACCCGATTCTGTCGTACCAGATACCTATTGCTGCCGGCGAGTGGACATACGACGCGCCGAGCAACGCTTGGTACAAGGACATGGCCGTGTCCCCCGGGATCATGGCTTGGATCGAGTTGGGCGGCGTCGCGATGGCGCAGTACCAAGAGGCCGCGCTCCCGCTCGTCAGCATCGATCGCGCGTGGACTCGGTCAGGGAATCGCATCTACCTCTATGCGCCCTCGTCGACTAATCCGACGGCCTACTACGGGTCGGTGATCGTCGGCCCCGGCGATCGGGGAGCATTGACCGCGAGCAACGACGGCACCTACATCGTCTTCGACGGCCTCAAATTCGTGCGGCAAGGCACGGGCATCCTCGCGTACTCCGACTCAGGTGCGACGCGCGAGATCGTGATGCGCAACTGCGTCAGCTACAACACCGGTCCGCTGGTCTTCGCGAACACGAACACGGCCGGCGATCTTCGGATGACCGTCGAGGACTGTGTGGGTGAGCGGACGGGTGCGGCGTTCGTGCACCTTCAGGACGTCGGTGGTGTCGGCATGGGTCCGTACACCGTCCAGCGCAACAGGTTCCGGACTTGCGGGCTCGGATTCCCGCAGGGCGCGATCTACCTGCAAGTGCGCGGCGCACCCGGCAAGGTGCTCTACAACGACATCGCTGATGCCAAGTACGGTACGCCGCTCCAACTGAACGACGGCTGCTGCATCTACGCGGAGGCGGGGTCGTCACAGGTGCTCGTGGCCGGGAACTACCTGCACGACAGCATCTGCGCGATGCAAGACAACTCCGGGCGGACGACGACGTGGACCGGCAACGTCATCGAGAATTGCTGGAACGCGATGAAATGCACGGACGAGGCAAATGCGAACGCCACGAACCACACGTTCATCAACAACACGATCATCGGCGCTGGGTCGCCCGACCCTGTGCCGCAGTACACGAACAAGCCGGGCGGGAACGGGTGGTGGGCCTACGAGACCACGTCGCCGGTCATGCAACTCAACATCCGGAACAACCTCTTCAAGGCGCACCCGCAGGCGATTGGCATTGGGCCGGCGATCGAGACCCCGGCATCGGCTTCTGGGACGATCGACAACAACTGGTGGTCTGGATTCTCGGATGGCGCGCAGAGCTACACGGGCGGCGCCCCGAGTCCGACGCCGACGAACCTGTCCAGTCGCGACCCCGAGCCCTACCTCAACGAGGACGGCAGCCTCCCCGCCACCATCGACATCGGCGGCATCCCCATGCCCAACCCCCTCCGCAACGCTGGCACCTACGTGCAAGGCGTGACGCTTCGCAACGGCCGCACACAGCCGGGCATGACGCCGATCGGGGCGTATCAGGTAGGGAGAGAGCTAGACGTGTCGACCGATGCTGTGGCCGGCGCTGGCACTGTGTCCGGAGCTGGAGTCATCGACGTGACCGGCATCGACCGGGCTACGGTAGCGACCTCCGCCACGCAGATCAAGACCCTCACGGGTGGCGCTGACATCGTGTCGATTCAGCCGACCGGGGGGACAGTGATATTCAACGAGACAGGCAATCTTGAACTCAACGATTGGGGTACGTCCTACACGCTCCAGCCAAACCGGCGCGCCGTGTTCAAGAAGTACGGAGCGAAGTACGCGTTGATAGGCGTCCGTCGGTAATGTGCCGCTACCTCAACCCGCCCAACATCGGCCCGTGGGCCGTCATCGGGAGATAGCCATGCGCTACCTCGCAGTCCTCATCGCGCTGCTCGTCGCAGCCTGCACGCCCGACGCGCCATTCTGAGCTGCTTTGATGACCCTCCGCGTCAACACCCAAGACCTCGTCGACGAAGTCAACCGCATGCGCGCCGTGTTCCCCGACTATCAATGGTCTAAAAACATGCTTGAGCCGCACCCAAGCTGGAACGGTCGCGAGTGCATCCGGCTCGCGCCGGGGGTCATTCGATTCCTCGACGAGCAGTCGCCGAAATACCACCTGATTGCCGAATGGAGACTTGTCGAGGAATGACATGGCGCATTGACGGACCCACCGGGGCAGAGTCGGCAAAAATCCGATGGGAACTCGTGCCCTACACGCAGGGTCGCGGGCTCGACCTCGGGTGCGGTGCGTGGAAAGCGTTTCGGCACTTCATCGGGCTGGACAGCAACGTAGACGAAAAGCTCTTCGGCATGCGCGCGACTGCTGCCGACATGATCGTTCCGACGTGCGAACGTCTCGACCTGTTCGCTGATGCGGCGATGGATTTTGTGTTCTCGTCGCATCTGCTCGAACACATCGAAGACCATCGCGCCGCACTTGCGGAATGGTGGCGCGTAGTGAAGGTGGGGGGGCATCTCGTGCTCTACCTGCCGCACCGTGACCACTATCCGAACGTCGGCACCTACGGCGCGAATCCGGACCATAAGCACGACTTCGTGAACGACGACATTCTCGACGCCATGCGCGGTGTCGGCGGTTGGGATTTGCTGCGCAACGAAGAACGCAGCGGCGGGGATGAGTATTCGTTCTTCCAAGTCTTCCGAAAGCGTGACGACGTGAAGCAGGTTTACAGCCTGCCGGTGCGGCCGAAGAAGTCGGCGGCGGTCGTGCGCTATGGCGGCATCGGCGACATGCTGCAAGCCGCGAGCGTGCTGCCCGGGCTGAAGGCGCAAGGGCATCACGTCACGGTCTACACCACCGAACTCGGGCGCGAGATCCTCAAGCACGACCCGCACATCGACGCCTTTTACATCCAAGGCACGGACCAAGTGCCTAACGAGGAACTCGGCTCGTTCTTCGACCACGAGGCGGCGAAATACGACCGCTGGGTCAACCTCTGCGAGAGCGTCGAGGGCTCGCTCCTGGCGCTGCCCGGTCGTGCGATGTACTCATGGCCGCACGAAGCCCGTCACAAGCTGCTGAACGCGAATTACGCGGCTGTGACGCACGACCTCGCACAAGTGCCGCACAAGTTCGCTGCGCGCTTCTACGCGAGCCCGGGAGAGCGTGCATGGGCGCAGGCCGAGCGCGCGAAGATCAAGGGCCGGGTTATCTGCTGGTCGCTGTCCGGATCGAGCGTTCACAAGGCGTGGCCATGGACGGACACGATCATTGCGCGACTCATGGTCAAGCAACCCGATACGCACGTCGTCCTGATGGGCGATGCGCTCTGCCAGATGCTTGAAGAAGGGTGGACGAACGAACCGCGCGTGCATTGCCGAAGCGGCATGTGGACCGTGCGCCAGTCGCTTGCTTTCGTCGAACAGGCCGACATGGTCATTGGCCCGGAGACCGGCTTGCTGAACGCGGTTGGCATGCTGCCCATGCCGAAGATCGTGATGCTTTCGCACTCCAGCCGCGAGAATCTGACGAAGCATTGGAACAACACCGTCGCGCTTGAACCGCAGGGCGTGTCGTGTTTCCCGTGTCACAAAATGCACTACGGGTGGGCAGGTTGCCAGAAGAATGAAGAGAGCAGCGCGGCGCAATGCCAACACAACATTTCTGCCGACCAAGTCTGGCAAATCCTGGAACGTAAACTCAAGGTGGCGGCGTGAGCACAAGCGGCAGTGTGAATTTCTCGCAGAACCGCGACCAGATCATTACGCGCGCGCTCAACATTCTCGACATCGTCGGCATCGGGCGCACGCCGTCTGCGACCCAAATCAGTCACGCGGCCGACGTGTTGAACATGCTCATCAAGTCTTGGCAGGGTCAGACGGATTTTGCGCGCGGCCTGAAGGTGTGGGCACGCAAGCGCGGCTATCTGTTCCTGCAAACCGGGCAGCACGAATACACGTTGCCGGGCGACCACTGGACCAATTCCTACGTCACCACGACCACCACAGCAGCCGCCATCAGCGGCGCTAGCACTATCGACATCGCATCCTCGTCCGGCATGACTGCCGGCGATTACCTCGGCGTAGAACTCTCTACAGGGGCATTGCAATGGACAACTATCAGCGGCGCACCATCGACAACGCTAACCCTTGCGGCGTCGCTAACTGCGAATGTGGCGAGTGGGGCGCGTGTGTTTGCGTACACGACGCGCGCGACGCGGCCGCTTACGTTGCTTGCTGCTGTGCGACGGGACGTGCGCGGGACCGATACCCCGATGGAGATGCTGCGAACGGTCACGACGTATGAAGCCATCGCGGACAAAAGCGCATCGGGCACGCCGGGCGTTGTCTTCTACGAACCGACGCTGCCCGCCGGCTGGCTATCGCTGGACACGGAACCCATCGACGCCACCGACGTTCTGCGGCTGACCTACGTCCGACCGCTGGAAGACGTGGACGCGAGTACCGATGACCTCGATTACCCGCAGGAATGGTTCTCTCCGCTCGCACTCGGCCTCGCGCGACAGATCGCGTTGGACTACGGCGCGACGTGGGGACAGCAGCATGAAATGTTGTACAAAGAGGCGTTGCTAGTCGCGCAGCAGGCGAATCCGGAAGTCTCCGACGCCTACTTCGAGCCGGGTCGCGAGTAATGCTGATTCCGCTGTTCGGCAAGTCGATCCTTTCGAAGTCTGCGAACGTCACGGCGCAATCGCGCGTCAATCTGTACGTCGAGATTCCGGCCGACCAAGACCGATCCCCGATCATCCTCTACCCGACGCCGGGCCTGACGCTCTTCGCTGACCTGACCGGTAACCCGATCCGGGGCATGTACTCGCGCGGAACGTCGTTGTTCGTGGTGCAGCAGGCGGCATTGTTCGAAATATCGACCTCGGGCGTCGCAACCAATCGCGGCACGATCGGCAGCAACACGGGCCGTGTGTGCATGACGGACAACGGCACGCAACTGTTCTTCGTCGATGGTCAGAAGGCGTACATCTACACCTACGCAACGACGACGCTAGCGGAAGTGACGGATGCTGACTTCCCGGACGGTGCGACGACCTGCACGGATCTTGATGGGTACTTCATCGTCGAAGAAAACGGCACGCAGCGTTTCTATATCTCGGCGGTCGATGACGGCACGTCATGGGATGCGCTCGAATTCGACACGGCGGACCAGAACCCGGACGACATCGTCCGCGTCTTTGGTGACCATGGCGAACTCCTCGTGTTCGGTGATGCGTCAACGGAGTTTTGGGCGAGCAGCGGCGCGACGGATTTCCCTTTCTCGCGGCTGACCTCGATCGAAACGGGCCTCGCTGCAAAGTGGTCCGTGGCGAAGTTTGAAACGTCGGTGATGTTCCTCGCGAAGAACCGGCTCGGCAACGTCCAGGTGGTACTACTTAATGGTTACACGCCGATGCCGGTGAGCACTCCGGACCTCGATACGCTGCTGAACCAGTACGACACCACGAACGACGCGGTGGCGTTCAGCTATCGCGAGAACGGGCACACGTTCTATCAACTGACCTTTCCGGCAGAGGAAAAGTCGTGGCTCTACGACGGCACCTCCGGAACGTGGAGCGAATTGCAGTCGGACGGCACGCGGCACATTGCCGACATTGGCGAACATTTCAACGGCAAGACGTATGTGTCGGATCACGAGTCCGCGCGCGTCTACCTGCTGGACCCGAACACGTACACCGAAAACGGCACCGGCATCACGCGACAATTCGTCGGGCGTCATGTGTTCAAGGAAGACCGGCAAAGCATCAATTCCTTCTGGTTGGACATGGAAACGGGCGTTGGCCTAGCGACCGGGCAGGGCAGCGATCCGCAGGCCGTATTGCGCTACTCCACCGACGGCGGGCATTCGTGGAGTAACGAACTGCTGGCGCCCATCGGTGCAGTCGGTGAATACGACACGCGCGTCATCTGGCACCGGCTCGGCCGCGCTCGGGATTTCACGTTCGAAGTCACCGTCACCGACCCCGTGAAGACCGTTTTCGTGAACGGCTTTATCAAGACTTCCTGATGTCTCTTTTCGAGCTACCCGCCTCCGGTGCTGTGAGCGCGGAGGATGGGCCGACTCGTCCGTGGTTCCCGTGGTTTCGCAAGGTCACCGACACGTGCAACAGCGTGCGGCAGAGCGGCACCACGGCGCAGCGGCCGACGAAAGGGCTATGGACCGGCCGCCCCTACTTCGATACGACGCTTGGCAAGCCCATCTGGTACGAGGGTCCGGGCTGGGTGGACGCGACGGGCGGTGCGGTCTGACGCGCTGCGCCTCGTCTATGAGGCGTGCAAAGAGCGTTGCCCGATGTCGTTCGATCGTTTCGCTGCCGCCTTCGACGGCTGGCGCGTGATTCCGGTCGAACGTGGCGGCGAGATTGTCGCAACGATCATGACGCGCGGGGATGAAATCCACTGCGCGACCAAAACGCCCGGCAAGTGGCTATCACGCAAATTGATACGCGACGTGCTCGGCGAAATTCTCGAAACGCACGGCATCTGCACGACGCTTGTCATGGCTGACAACGCGGCGGGGCATGCCTTTGTGCAACGGCTCGGATTCACGCGAACCCGTGACGGTGAAATGGTGCGGTACGAACTAAGGAAACCCCGGCATGTTTGAAAAACACTACATGAGTCGTGCGGAAACGCGCGCGATGGCGTCCGATCATCCGATCGGAGACCCGACCGGGGGCGCGTCTTACGGCGAACGTAATGACCCGGTGACGGCTACGGTTGCGGCCGTGGGTAGTTCGCTTGGCGGCGCCATCCTCGGATCGCGTGCAGCAAAGCAGGCGGCGCAGATTCAATCGAATTCCGCCGATCGCGCGACACAAATGCAGTACGACATGAACGACCGTGCGCGCGCTGACTCGATGCCGTGGCTTGAGGCCGGTCGCGAAAGCCTCGGCACGCTGCGGAGCATGACGCAACCAGGCGGCGAGTTTTCGCGCGCCTTGAGCGTTGGCGACGTGCAGAACGAACCCGGCTATCAATTCGGCATGCAGCAGGGCCTCACCGGCACCGCGCGCCAACTTTCGAAGATGCAGGGCCGCAACGGTGGCGCGACGTTGAAGGCCCTCACGCGCTTCGGCACGGACTACGCCGCGACAAAATATAACGATGCGTGGAATCGTGCGAATGCCGATCGAGGATTCCGCTACAACGCGCTCGCGAATCTGAGCGGTACCGGACAGCAGGCCGTGAACCAGATCACGAGTACGGGCATGAACGCAGCCAACAACGCCGGGAACCTGACGACCTCGGGCGGCGCGGCGCGTGCTGCTGGACTTGTGGGGAGCGCGAACGCGATCGGGAACGGCATCACGGGCGCGGGGAATTCGCTGCTGCAATATCAGATGTTCAACAAGCTATTCCCAAATGACGGCACCGCAGGAAACATCGCAAAGGGTAACGCCCTGATGGCCGGTTACGGCGGCGGTCAAGACATTTACTCGTTCTAAGGATCACACGATGCCGCTCGATCCGAACATCGCGCTACAGGTAGGCCAGCCCGTTCAACCGCTCGATCCGATGAAGGCATACGGGCAGGTACTGACGCTGAAGAATCTGATGGACCAGCAGCGCATGCAGGGGCTGCAACTTGAGAAGGCGCAGCGCGACGAGGCCGATGCGCGCGGGCTGCGCAGTGCCTACGCGGTCACGCCTGAAGGTGAGATTGACGAACAAACCACGATCAAGAACCTTGTTGGCGGTGGTTACGGCCCGCAGGCCGTAGATTTCCGTCACAAGATGATGACGGACAAATCTGCGGCGGCGAAGGCGGAGCGCGAGGCCGAGAAGGCGCGTCTTGATGCGCTGGACAAGACCATCGGAATCACCGGACAAGTGCTGTCTTCGCTCGGGCCGAACCCGACGTATGGCGCGGCAATGGATGCTGCGTTGTGGCTGAATCAGCAGGGCGTAAAAGTTGACCTGAACACGATTCCGGAAGACCCGCAGAAGCTCGCGCAGTTTGTCCAGCAACGCGCATGGCAGACGATGTCGGCAAAGGAACAGATCGCCGAGCGTCGCGCTGCGATGGAACCGAAAACGGACATGGGGCGCATTGAATACGACTACCAGCGCGGGCTGCTGCCGGGTGGTGGTGGCGTGACCAGCGAAATCGGCACCGATACTGCCAACAACCCCAATGCCACGTTAAACGGGCCGCGCGTTGGGTTTCAGGCTGGCGGCGGCAACGAAATGCGTGATGCGGCACTTGCACGCGCTGCCTACGGCGCCCCTCCGGAAGGATTCCGATACGTCGGACGGACGCAGCAGTTGGAGCCGATCCCGGAGGTTTTGGCCGAGAAACTGAAGCGTGCGGAGGCTAGCGGAACGCGCGTCAACGTACAAAACAACGCCGTCCCGCTCGGCAAGGCAGCAGAGACGAAGGTGGACGAGGGCCTGCTCGATACCTCCGCAACGCTGATGCGCCTGAACGGCATCCGCAAGCAGTACAAGCCGGAGTGGAGCGAATTCAGCACTCAGGCCGGAATGAAGTGGAGCCAGTTCGGTGAAAAGTATCTTGGAGTGAACATCGCGCCGGCATCAAAAGAGAAATTCAAGCAGTACACGCAATGGCGGCAGAAGTCGCTGACTAACTTGAACTTGACCATCAAGCAACTTACGGGCCAGGCGATGACTGAATCGGAGGCGCAACGAGTTATGGCAACGCTGCCCATCCCCGACGATTCACCGTCAGAGTTTGAGGCCAAACTAGATGGCGCAGAAGCAGAGACAAAGATGGCGCTGGCCCGCCTGACCTACATCAAGCGTCGCGGTGGAATGAGCATTACCGATGTCCCGCTCGAAGCCATGCCGGACCTGATGCGCGCCCGGGATCGTGAGATCGAAGGCGAGGTGCTGCGCCGTTATCCGAACATGGATCCGGCCGAACGCAATGACCTCATCAAGCGGCAACTGGCGCAAGAATTCGGGTTGATCGGCAAATGAGCGACCGCGTGGACGAACTATTGGGCGCGTCGCCCGCGCAGCCGCAGACGCAACCGGCGCAATCTTCTGGTCCGGATCGCGTCGACGAACTGCTCGGCCCGTCCGTCGTGAAGCGCGGCAAGTATTCCGATTCGGTCATGTCGCAGAAGGTCGTTCCGCTGACCGACCGGAAGAACACGCCCGAGGTGGCGGTTTCGACGATTCAGGAAGCCGACGTCCCGGGGATTCTTGCCTACAGCGCGGCGCGCATCCTCAAGGGTGACGACGACGCGGCACTCGGGAACATCCTGGCGAAGCATCTGCCGGACGCTGAGGTACTTTACGACACCGACCCGAAGACCGGGCAATCGGTGCCGTACCTGTCGCACAAGGGGAAAGCCTACTACCTGAACAAGCCGGGGTTCAGTCTCGCGGATGTCGAGAACATCGGCGGGCAGGTGGCGCAATACCTGCCGGCCGGCAAGATCGCATCCGCAGGCAAGACGCTCGCGTCACAGCTTCGGCGCGCATTCCTCGGCGCTGGCGCTACGTCGGTCGCTGGGGATGTTGCCGTCGATGCGATGGGCGGCGGAACGGGCGTTGACATCCCGAAAGCCGCAGTCAATGCGGTTGTTGCGCCGATCGCGCAGGGCATCGGCAGCAAGCTCTACCCGCTGCTCAAGGGTAACCGTTTCACCGGGGCATTCGGGCAACTGACGCCGGAAGGTGCGGACGCACTGCGCCGCGCTGGCGTCGACCCGTCGCTACTGAACGCGCAGGGAATCGCGCAAATCAACGAAACCCTTGCGCGCTTGGGCGGAAAGTTCGGCGATGACGCGACGGCGGCAACGCAGGGCAACGCGGCGATTGCAGCGCAAGAGGGCATCCGGTTAACGCAGGGGCAAGCGTCGGGCGACCTGCGGCAGATCGCGCGCGAAGAGGCCATGCGCAACTATGCGCGCGGCAAGGGCGCAGGCGACACGCTCAAGGACTTCGACACGCTTCAGCAAAGCGACATCCGCAACGCGCTGATGCAGCAACAAGCGCAGCTAGGCGTGGTGACGGCGCCGGGCGTGAAGCTCGCTCCGGGGTTCGCGCCGGGTTCCGCGCCGCGCTTCGCAAATGAGTACGAGGCCGGCGCAGGGCTTACCACCGGCATTCGCAGCAGGGAAGAAGCCGCAAGCAATGCCATTGGGGCCGCGTATGACGAGGCTAGGCGCTTCGATATGAGGTTCGGCGCTGAATCCCTGCCGGACCTGAAAGCGCGCGTGCGTAACTCGCTAGGCGAGGCCGGGGTCGTGCGGTCCGAAATGCTTGCGCCAGCGACCATGAAGGCCGAAGAACTCATCAAGAACGTTGGCCGGGGAACGGGCCTCAAGTTCCGTGACGTGAGTTTGCAGCAGCTCGAAAAGACACGGCGCGAACTGAACTTTCTATGGCGCTCGGCAAAGGACGAAGACCGGCGCGGCGTGCGTATGGTCATCAAGTCTCTCGACGACTGGATCGACAATTCAGTCGACGCCGGCCTCGCATCAGGCGACCCCGCTGCCATCGAGGCGCTGAAGAAGGCGCGCGAACTGCGCACTCGTTATGGGTCGATGTTCGAGGAAGGGCGCGGGGCCGATGCCGACGCCGGCAAGGTGCTGCAAAAACTCATCAACACCGATGTCACGCCGAACGAGGCCGTGAACCTGATTTTCGGTTATGGCGAACTCGGGCAGGCGGGCGTTTCGGTCCGCGTGGCGAAGCGGCTGAAGACCATTGTTGGCGCGGATTCGCCCGATTGGGGGCAGTACCGGGAAGCCGCGTTCATGCGCCTGATCGGCGGGCCTCAAGGGCAGGGCGGGCCGCAAGTCATCGTGTCACGCATTGACCGGGCGCTAGACGGGCGCGGCATGTCGCTCACGAAGGAAATCTTCTCCGAGGAAGAAATCACCAAGCTGCGCGCGCTGCGTCATGCCATCAATCGCACGATCACGCCGAAGGGTGCAGCGAACCCGAGCAAGACGGGCTACGAAGTCTCGCGGATGCTGGAAGACGCTTTCGGGAAGGTCTCGGGGATCGCGGGGCTGCTGAAGGGCGATGCTGTCGGCACGGCCGCTGCGCTCGGGCTTAAGACCGCAAAGAACGCCAAGGATTCGAAGGTTGCACAAGCGGCGGTGTCTGGCGTGCCGATGCCGCCCGGCAAGGGCATCCCTGCGGCTACTGGCGCGGCAACCTACGGCGCCGGAGAGGTGCGTAGTCGGTTGTGGCAGTGGATGACGGGGGCGCAGTCTGACACCACCGACGCTGAACCAGGTCAGAGATAACCCAAACCACAGCAAGCAGTAGCAGCGAAATCGGAATAGCCAAAACGCCGAAGATCGGCGGCAAGGCCATCACGACGGCCCACGACCCGCCATAGGCGATGGTATGGGCTAGACGGTCGTTCACTGCGTATTGCAAACCACTTGATTGCCCACCTGACGACACGGTAGCGCAGTGCGCGGTCCGATAGGGATCGGCGCGGGCATCGGCTGCACGTTCTGCCACTTCAGCGGCGGGTTTTGCATGAACAGGCTGAACGCAGCCATGCGCCGCGCTTGATTGCCTGATTCGAGCCTTTCCGCGCAACCGGCCGCCTCGGGCGACCCTAGCCGGTAGCCAAAGTCATTCACGCATTGCGCGTAGTAGTTCGGGATGTACTCCGGGGCAGACGCGCAACCAGCCAAAACCAACACCAACGGAAGAAACCGACGCATGGCCTATTACCTCTCTCCGGTATTTCAGGATGCGCAGCTTGCGACCTCCACGGGCATCCCTCTCGTGGGTGGAAAACTATACACCTACCTTGCCAGCTCCACGACGCCGGCCACGGTGTACCAGGACGACGCAGGCGGCAGTTCGCACACGAACCCGATCATCCTGAACGCTCGCGGCGAGCCTCCGGCTCCCATCTGGATCAACGGCGGGCAGGCGATCAAGTTCGCCCTACACGACGCAGCAGACGTGCCAATCCGCACGATCGACGACGTGACGGGCATCGGCGACCCGACCGGAATCACGAACACGGTCAGTGAGTGGATGACGTTTAGCCATGCGCCGACCTATGTTTCTGCGGCATCGTTCACGGTTGCCGGGAATCAAACGGCGGACTTGAACGTCGGCAGGCGGGTGAAGATCCCAGTGAGCGGCAACACGTCCTACGGGACCATCACGGCATCGGCGTTCGGTGCGGTGACGACCGTCACGATCAACACGGCCGGCAGCGTCGGGCTTGATTCGTCGATTGATGCGCTGTCGAGCTTCGAGATCGGACTTCTCTCCGGCTCCAATCAGTCCGTTCCGTACCCGCTCGCATCGTTTGAGTACACGACGGCGGGCTCATCCGGCGCGTACACGCTCGCGACGATCTGCCTCGGTACGCTGACGACTGGCGAGCGTATCCGCGTGAAATTTCACACTGCCGGCCCCGCGACCGGCATCAACACGCTAAACCGCGACACGCTCGGCGCAAAAGCCCTGAAGCGGTACGA